CTCTGCTTCGCGTGCTGCAGCGCGCTGCATCCTTCCGCGCCAGCGCTGTACGAAACTGTTGTGCTTCATGATGTGTTCGTAAAGGACATTGATGACACGGCGCTTTGTTCCGTAGAAGTCAAGGAGTTGCTTGAGTTCCTGTCCAACACATTGTCAGATGGCTCGACATAAACAAAAAAGCAAAACGTTCTCTTACCTCTTCGTCTTCGGGCGCATCAGCAACAAGACTCCCGCCACGAGATTGACTGGTGATGCTCATGACATCGTCCATGTACTCTTCGCTTGGTGCGACAGCAGCGACACGAGGTGCAACAGCAACTTGCCCGACCGCATCAGTCATGTCTGTAAGGTCGATGAGCTTGTCAGACTGAGAAAGATGATTTTTGTCTTCTTCCATCTTTCTCTTTCTCGTGTAATTCTCGTGTAAGTTTTTTTAGAGACACGTGTCTTGTGAAACGTTTCAAATTTTTTGGACTCGAAAGTGTGTTTTGGTTTTTAGTATGAAGTATTTATATGTATTTTGTGTTGACAATGTCGGAATTCAATACCAGTTTTTCCGTCGAATTTTTATGACACGATATTTCGTACCATGTCTTCAAAAAAACGACACTAACAGAGTAGTTTCTTAAACAGCTTCAATTCTAACACTGCTTCACTGCTATAAATTGTCAGAATTGCATTATAACATATATTTAAAATTAATTTTTGTTATAATAAAAACAATGATAGAATATAAATCGATGAAAGATGTAAATGGCAATGTATATTGTGTTAAAATTCAAAAACCATTTGTGCAACAAACAAACAAAAAACATTATAATATACAAAATGTAAATAAAGATTGTTTATTGAGTTATTGTCATAGTTACAGGCATTGAAAAAATATCAGAACTGTAAAAAATGATTATTTAAATTCTTTCAAACAAAATAAAGAACAATTCTTTGAACAATCTAAATATGCAGTTCAAAACTCATATAATACGTTTACAATAGCAGGCGGTAAACAGAAAGTAATCAAAGGAAAAAAGTAAGTTATAACCGATATATTTGCCGTTTCCAAAAATAGCCTGTAATTGCGATAAATTACTATTTGTATATTATTTTGTAAGTTTTTTTTGTTAACAATATCTTTATTTTTTGATAAAACTAGAGTTTCATAATCAGTTGTTTCAATTCATTCGTGTCTTCTAGCATAATTTTTCTCAAGTATCTTGGAATATGAGATCGATGCTCGTGTTCCAAATCGTATTCAAATTCGGTAATTTTTCTTGATACAGTGCGAATATACGAACACATTTCCAAATCTTGAATATTGATATTATGTAGTATTGTTTTGGTGTATCTAAAGATACAATATATGATATGTATTTTGCATTCGGTGTATTTGACATAATTAAATAAGGAAATCATAAGGCGGATTGTCTCAATATTATTGTGTGCGACGTTGATAATATTACCATGTTCATTTGATTCGATGCACTGTTTTAGAATATATGATCTCGTGTTAACGTGCATCAAATTGATAACTTCGTACAAATTGTATAGATTGATGTTTGAAACCTGCCATAGGTTTTCGTCCTTATCTGCTATAAAATTATTGAATATATCATTACAGTAATCTTTTTGCTGTGGAAACTTTGTAGAGTAGATACTCTTGAAATATTCTATGACAGATGTCGAAATAATATCTCTAAACTTAAAGTACAAATTATATAATGTGTAGTTCATAAGAAGTTTGAAAATCTCAAATGTTGAATCAATGGTTGATTGTAGACAATGAAACGAATTTTCCTTATTTTTATTCGGTCTGATAATCTTATCAATGTCCAGGGTGGCATTTTTGATATTGTTGTACAATGAGAAGAATTGTGATTCGGTGAACGAACTGTTTTCAATCAATGATAAAATGTTGAAGTTCCTGTTTGACAAATATCTGTTTAGAAAAATGTCATTCGAAACAATTTTATCGATAATATAACCTTTGTGATTATATAATTCGCTTGTACACATAGACAATATTGGAATATCGCTTGTATCAAGATGCTTTGTTGCAATTTCGAGAACAATCTCAAAAGGAATGATAGTCATTGTTTAGATAACCAAAAAAATTATATTTTTATCATTTTTTCCAAATTTTTGACCAAGAACTTACAAAATGTATACAGAATATTGTTATAATTACATTTGATGTTTTTAGCATATATTCAATACAGAAAACACGATATATGGAGAATGACACTGTCACAGTCGCAAATACCAACAAGAAACATCACACAAATAAGCAAAAACTCGACAAGAACGACAACACAAAACCCAAGTGGAAACCACACGACCTCTATATTAAGGCATGTGTACCTGCAACGTCGACCACACAGTCAAGACCCCCTGTCGGCAAGCGAGTATCTGCCAATTTGGAGCGTCCTCCCTGACCCGTGCGGGACCGAGGATGTGATATCTACAGCGAATGCCCTCATGAAGTCATCTTTAAAAATTGTTGCGAACGAAGACAAGTTGTATCAGTGGTATGACGAGTGGTACGAGTGAATTCATGGCATCCATATAAGTAGTTTATTATAAACATAATGCTTCAAAAACTAAAAGATCATATTTATCTTAGTAAAAATATGCGAAAATGCAAAAAATGTAAACAACTTTTTATGATATGTTTCTTCGATCAAGTGTATTGTAATTTGTTTTTTATTTCATAAAATTACACCTCAATCATCTATATTCAGGGTCCCAAACTTGATATCAAGATATATGTTGAAATCTTATAATTTATCATTTAACCATAACCCAGTACATATATGCATTCCGTAGTATCCCTGTTTTTTCAATTGTTCTATGTAGTGCGAATCTTTCTTTGATGGAGGATGAAACAACATTCTTTCAGGAACGTGTATATCTTCTTTATTCGAATATTTGTTATACATTTCAAATACAAACATGGGACCTGTGCTGTTTATGACATTATCGAATCCATCGAAAGGTAAATGTTTTCTATCCATGTCAAATAATGTATCAATTAATGATTTCCAAAATAAATGATTTGGAACAGAGGCAAAAATACAATTTCCTAAACTACAAAGTCGATTGTTATCAACCTTGTCACGATTTGTCGGAATCACAACTGTCTTTTGAAATAAATCAAATGGTTTGAACATTAGGTAGTCCATATCCACATATAATCCACCATATTTATACATTAAAAAATATCTAAACATGTCTATTTTCATAATCATTCTTGGTAATTCGGCGAATCTCTCATAATATTCTGGAAATTCTGTCTTTATTAAATCATTTATATCATTATCTGTATAAAATCGATATTCAAAATCAGGATGTAATCGTTTTAGTTCAGTTTGACACATTGAATATATTTCTGGTAAAGTATGATTTTTGTAAGTTTGATGGATGATTTTTGGTATTGTGATATTGCAATTACTTATCTCCAATGTAACATCTTTTGTTACGGTAGAATCTACAAATGGATAAGATTCTAAAAATATATCTGGAACATGTCGATTGGGTTTTCTATTATTTTCAAAATCATATTCGTTTGGATTCCAATTACCGGTATTTGGCGTATCAAGCAAGGCATCTGGGATTACTCTAGTATTAAGTGGCAATTTGTTAACAAGTGATTTATGTATATATGTACATTCAAACACTTTTGGTATCTGTAATCCGTTTATTACACATTTATATTCAAATTCCCATCCACTATTTTGATCCATTCTTGTTATTATTAATTCATTTTTATCAAATGTATATGAAAAATTGATTGGAAACTGTGATTTGTAATCAAATACTAATTTTGTATCAGAAGAATACTCTTTTTCCAAATTGATAATTTTTGTTTTTGTGTCAGAAATTCCTATATTGATAATCTTTTCACCAAGTAATGTCGTACTTCTCCAATTATTTCCATGAAAATGTACACAATAATGTGTAGTTGCTAATTTTTTAATTGTTTCCAATTTTGTTTTTAAACTTATACTATTGGAACATTCGTGTTCGAGATGAAATTCTATACATATTTGTTTTAATTTGTTCATTTCTATATCTGTTAAATTATTGATCCACTCGAATTCACTTCCTTCAATGTCCATTTTTAAAAAAATACTATCATAACTTTGAATAAAAGGTTTCATGTCAGTTGTTTCGTCATTTACCCCAATATTTTGTTTAACAAACGTTATGTTTTGATGTTGATGTGGAATGTTATCAATTGTTCCATCGAATGCAAAACATTGCTTTTTATATCTATTTACGAAATAGTGTTCGAATGTATCATCATTTGCTATACCACACGATAATAATACATCATATTCGCATAAATTGTCTATTATGATATATCCTCCATCAAATTTTGAACCAATACGAAGTTTGTTTTGGCATTCATAAACATGTAAAAAGTTATAATTTTCCATTTTATAGTATAAAAATAAACTTCGTTTATATCAATTTTTAAAATATAAATAAAAACAAGACAAATGTAGTACAATAAACTTCAAAGATATCTATAAATAACGAATTGGTGACAGATATCCCTTCGTTGCTAATAAACAAAAATAGTCAAGAAACAGATAAGACACTTTCAGTCTTCCCCCCAAAAGGAATTAAGGTTTATTCCTCAAAGTAAAAAAGATATATAAATCAGACAACCTTGTGAAAGGGTTTTTCATCAGAAATAATGTAAAATATCATATAGGAAATTATGATTCTTATGAAAGATTTGAAGTTTCAAAATATGAATATTTATCCAAACCGTCGACCAATTCAAAATTGGATATAAAAACAAGCGAATATAGTGATCACTTAAATGTTATAAAATTTAAAGGTTATGAAATACCACATAGTTTTTTAATACATCAAAAGTGTTGTGATATATTTAATCTATTTAAAAAATACTCCGGTCAAGTATTATATATTGACAATGGATTACAAATCAAAAAGTATTGCAATAATAATTCCATCAAGAAGTCGCCCTCACAACATAAAAAGATTACACGATCAATGGTATAAAGTTACCAATCCGGATGTCAAAGTTGATTGTTTTATTATTCTTGATAGTGATAATCACGAGGAATACGAAAGACTACCTGGTTTTATATATCGAATTTACAATACAGACGGAAAACGAGGCGTCGTTGCACCTTTGAACAAATTTGCAGTTGAAATAGCTTCCCGATACGACTATATCGGTTTTATAGGAGATGATCATCTACCCATTACACAAAATTGGAATAGCAAAATGGCGGAAGTTCTTGTACATAATGGCAATTATGCTATGGTGTTTGGAAATGATCTTTATCAAAAGGATCTACTATGTACACATATCATTATGGATTCGCAATATGTAATTAATCTTGGTTACTTTGCTCATCCTGACTTTACACATCTTTGGTGTGACAACTTATGGATGTATTTGGGTAAACACAAAAATAACTGTCATTATCTAAAAGATGTGGTAATTGAACATTTGCATTTTGTAAATAACAAAAGTAAAATAGATTATTTATACAAGATAAATAACTCTCTTGAAGGCGGTGGTCAAATCTTCAAAAGAATTATAAATTCTGAACAATTTAAAGAATCTCTGAAAACACTTGTGTAAGTTTATAGTCACATTTTCGTTGAAATATTATTATTAACTAGTATTTAACTTTCTTTTTGGTCATTTCTTATCGTATTTATACCATAGTCATTTCTCATTTTAGCAATAATATTATCTTTAGAAATCTTTTCATTAATTTTCGCATCAATATCTACCTGATTCATTTCTTCAAATATTATCTTATGATCATCATTAAATTGTTTTGTGTTATCTATTAAAGTGTCACCTACATTATTGTTCAAAACATAAATATCATATATTTGTATTCGTTTCAAGGTACATATAGACAAGATTATTTGACATATGTTATACCTGTTCTGTTGTCAGATTCTTTAGAATTACCAAATCATCCTTTGTGGGTTCAATCAATTATCAAACTGAAAGAATCAAATATTAATGAGATGGACGAAATATTAAGATCAAAGAAAAATGAAGAAATTTTAGAAATGCAAAGAAATTGTC